TAGATGAGAAAATAGATTCACCGTAATCATGAGACTGATCTGAGTCCCCATGGACTCCCTGCATCCAAGGAACAATTCCTACAGGCCCAACAAAGACAGGCGCAACCCCTTCTCCGTCAGCGTCTTCAACACCGTGAGGAAGAGGCTTCTTTCCCCATTTAGGATCTTGCCCGTCAATAATAATCGCATGTTGCTCGCGGTCGTAGTAGTCCCACACAGGTATACCAAACTCATCGTCGTAGTCAGAGTTTGTAGGTTCATCAATGTCGATGCCATACAACTGTTTAATACTTTGAGAGGATCTTAGTGTGCGATAACCAAGCCACAGTATGCCGTCTTCGTCTTGTTCGTAAACAACTCTAAGAGGATCAAAAGGGGTTATGTCTACGTAGGTTTTGTCTTTCTTTTTATTTAAGACTGCACGACCTGCAAACCAGCCTCGTAAAACAATATGTGCTGCTATCTGGCTTTTTACAGTCAGCATACCCCGGGCAACTAACCGATCATCTGCCATGTTCATGGCACCGACGATGTACTTTTCTTTCGAATCACCAGCTTCTCTTTCAGAGATTCGCTGGCTTAAAGGGGCGCTGACGATCATACGGGAGTCGTTCATCCAGCTAATAATCTTGTCTGCAACAACCTTAGGCTGGTTAGACGTATAAGACTGGTAGCCATCTCCAGCATCGAAAGGCTTTAACGTATAAAGATCGTAGTCGTCTTCCATGCGCTGACGTCGATTTGTGAAACCATTAGAGTCCCACATGTCTTGCATTTTTCTGCGAAGTTCATCGATCTTAGCCATCTAGTCCCACCGTTTGATTTTGATTTTCCTGGACCCCAGAGTCATTTTTGTTACACCGTAATTAGATACTAACCCATACGTTATGGCCTTTACACCATGGTTGAAGGAGTCTCTTGGTACCTTTCCTACTACATTGCCTTCTCTGTCTGTCTTCCATGAGTACACGTGAACCTGGTCATCAAACGGATTAACAGCTCCGCCCATTTCAGACAGCACACCTTTGCACTTTTCAGAGAATACCATGCGTGGCTCTTGTGTTACTGCGTCTTGTTTCAGGAATGTATTAAACCGCTCAATGCCTGAAAGTATATCGACACGGTTCTGGTCAGTCGCCATATATAACCCACCATATTGCATCCAGACATCTAAAGGCCTGCGCTCTGATGCAGATTTAGCAGCCACGTCAATTACGCCGTGCTTAACATCTTTCCACCAGACTTGAGAGCGAGCCCGGTCAATAACATCTTCGGTAGTAATTTGCCCTGAGTCGTTACCCCGCATAAAGACTTCATCAAAAATCCGGACTTGCCCGTTAATAATCTGCGCTGCTTCAACAGCATACGCAGATTGTGTGACTTGTGAGTAGCCGGGGTCAACCCATAAGTGGACTGGTTCACCCGGAACGTATTCAAGCATGGGGTCAACATGTATCCCTGTCTTGAAGAGAGGGTGCACGAGTCCTTTGGGTGGTGCAGGTACACCGGATATTCGCTCGTTAAACCAGTTCTCACTATGAACTAACTCAAGGGCAAGGATTTCTTTATCATCTCGCCCTCCGGGGTAAATACGTTGGTTGGTCCATGAGGGAAGGCTAAAGGATCTGCTGTCAAGTTCGTTTGGGTAGGACTGCCACTGCTCCCACTGTGAGGGATACCAACCAAGAGACATTTCGAATGTCCCTTCCATGAAGAGCCAGCCTCGCTTTTCAGCGATTCGACCTCGTAGTCTAAGGTAACTGTCGTGGTCAAGCTGGCTTGCCTCACACGCAACAATGCCCCGAGGAGCTTCCATAGCGAGGGTCCGATAGTCGTTGGCTGATTTTGTTTTGATTTCAAACGTATCTTCAGGACTGGCTGCGGAACCACAACTGACGACCATAACACCAGGGTCGATCCTTTTGGACGACCTGATAATAAGACCAAGTTGCCCAAGCATGTTAAGCAGGTAGTTCCACTCTGCTCTTGTTCGCTCGTAGTCTCTGGCGACAAGCCAGACCACATCACCTTTACGATACTCGTCAAGATGATTGATGACTTTGAGTGCTCCCAAGAAAGATTTGCCCGCACGCTCCCCTCCGGCAATAAGTTGGACACGAGCCGGGTGAGAAAGGATTTCATCTTGCTCCGGCCAAGTATGTACAGGTACACCTTCGAGATCCTTGATTGATCCTAGAAGCGCCTTGCGATCTTCTACTAGCAGCATGTGTCAAGGCTACCTTATTTATTAAAGACCTGTTGTTTTACGTACGTGCTGATATGAGTCTTTGGGATATTGTTAGCGCCGTCGGCGTCCATCTTCTCTTGGAGCATCTTCCACTCCTCAAGATTAAAACTAACGCTTAAAACTACCCGGTTATTTACTACAGTTGTTTCCATGTACTACATTGTAATACCAAAGTCGGCGTAAAAGCCATCCCCTCTTTGGTATTTACCGTGACGTGGGTCGTTTTCGATTCCGCCGGGGTAATAATAGACCGTAACCGCTACGTCATCCCAGGTAAGACCTGGTTTGACTCGGGTTAAGGCGGTTTCAACCTTAGTCAGCACACGCTGTAGCACGTCTGGGTCGTTGTAGTCATGGTCTTCTTCGGGATCAAAGTAAACCCGGAGGCTTTTAGTGTCCGGCAATGCGACTCCTGTCGGATCGACAGCGTTTTTTAGGGCTAGTGGACACTTGTCTAGTCGTGTCCAGTAGAATCCCCCTTCCCAACACCCATCCCCCTGGTACCAGCTAGACAGTAAGGGTCTATAAGGACCCTGGATGTCTAGCTACAGAGGATAAGAGGATAGGAAAAGTATAAAACTACTAAGATCTTCTTGTCTAGTGGACATCTGTCCAGTAGAAGGTGGACATCTGTCCACTTGGTTCCACAATAAGAAGTCCCAGGTCTGTCAGGCCAAGCTGACAGCCCTTCCAATTCATCAGAGATTCGAGTTCCGTGGCGAATGGTGTAGGTAATTAGCCTAGTCGCTTTTAATTGTAACCGGCAAGCTTGTCATACATTGTACGACTAGGGTCAAGGGGCAAAATAAATATAGTAGGGTCCCCAACAACTTCCACTAATACGCTATCTACAACCTCACCCCCACCCCGACAAGACCAACAGCCTCGCTTACTCTGCTGCTTGCCTTGCCTCCTCCCCTACATCACACCCCACACACACACCACCCCACACCACCCCAACGACGGCACGAATTTCCGCCAGCCCTAGTCCGCCACTAACCGCAAGGGCAGCCTCATGACATGCAAGCATGTCCTATGGCATGTCGCCTAGCCTATGGCTAGTCTGTCGGTTGCTCTGCCTCAGCCGTGCGATCCTGCGTAGACGGGGCTGTGGGAAGGGCTTTGGCAGTCTGCCCCGTAGGGACTGAGCCGGAAACTCTGCCCCGTAGGGTGTCCAGCAAAGCCACTGCCAAGTCGGTAGTGCTTGATCCCGTGCCTGCGCCCCAAGCTTCCCGGGCAGGACCGTGTTCAAGCCACCAAGCCTTAGCCCTCCAGTCTGGATTACTACGTAGTTCAGCAACTATTTCGTCCTCTGCTTTAGCAGAGACTATTTCTAAATCTCTAAACAGTGCCCCGTAGGGCTCAATTCCAGAATCAGCTTTCGTCTTCCACAGAGTCACGGTGCTGCGCGCGATCCCGGCAGCTTTCGCTGCGGTGCCTATGTAGTTGCCAGCACGCACCGAAGAAACGATTGCTTCGTGAACTCTCCGGGTCAGCTTAGTTGGAGCACCCCCCGTAGGGAGGATATTTGAGTCAGACTGTCCACGCCGTAGGTTTTTCATCAATGCCCGCCAAGATAGTATCTTTGTATGTTGACCTACGCTAAGTAGGTGCTGGGAACGCCACTTCATGCTATGTGCGTGATTATGGCAAACCGTTCCAGCCACTGTCAATTTTACCGTTGTTTTTGGTGTTGTGTTTTGCCTCCGAAATCATGTTTTTTTTGGCGTTATGTTTTGGGGGTCGCTCGCGAGCGCGCGCTAAACCCTACCTGCCTGTGCCCGCTCGTCACAAATCTTCGATTTGGCGCGAAACGTGATCGTCATGACGCCACGTTTTAGCGACCCCAATTGATACCGTTTGAAAAGTTCGTTTGGCAAGTGTCCAGACGATTCGCAAATAGGAAAGCGGTTTTGGATATGAGTGCATCAGCACAGGTAGCTGTACCTACATACAGCATGGAAGAGTTTCTCGGCACTATCGTTGCATCGGACAAGTTCGCATGCCCCACCCACGTAGGTCGCAAGGCAGGGAATTTCTCTGCTAACGGGGCTTCAAATCACATCACATGGTGCCCGGATATGCAGGCTGCATACGCTGTAGCCCCGACTGCGAAGGTGAAGGTGAAAAAATCCAAGCCTACGCAGTTGGAGGATTCGGCACTGCGGGGTTGGGCTGGCAAGCCCCGTACCCAGCGTAGGGACGCCCGGCAGGTACTCGACCCCGTAGGGCAGCAGGATAACACTGTCCGTTCGAAGGGTCGTGTGCGAATCACCGGCGGCTATGTAGACCCGGCTACGATGCCAGCCGACTGGAACGTTGATCGAAACGGTCGCGAGATCAAGGGCAAAGCCCTTACGAACCGGGTCGAGAAACTTGTACGTGAAGGCAAGGCGGTCGTGACCGTGAAGGCACCGGCGTCTACACCAGCCCCGGCACCGGCAGAGGTGGCTGCACCTACGTCGCAGCTAGTGTGGGATGAGATGCAAGTACTCGCAGAGAGAGTTGCGAAAGTGGAGGCGGAAGTCACCAATTTCGCCCCGGTAGTGCAAGCACTACAAAGCTACGTAGCTGCACATGAGGACATGATTGAAGCTGCATCGTAGGCAGGTACAGAGTGGGTGTGGAGACACACCCGCTCATGTACGGAGGGTCAAGCCGGGTGGTTTGGTTCTCCGTACATGGGTACACCATGAACACATACATACGGAAAGGTATGAAAATTGGAATTGAAAATGGACTACATCGGACGTTCGTCCGAAGCCGTAGACATGACGACTATGGGGATTCCCGTAGGGCACTTTACAACATCAGGGTCGTGGACAGCCACGGACGACGACGTACTCATGCTCGTAGACATGAGAATGGTGAACGGCGACGACCCACTTCCGTGGATTCGAGCCGTACGCAAGGCTGCGGGGGCTAGGTACGGGCATCTACCGGGGTTGAAACTGGTTCATGACATGTGGAGGCACATATCGAAGGAATTGGACGCCGGTCACATCACTACACAACGCAGGGTGGTATACACCACCCCGCTGGACACCGAAAGTGGTCGGTAGGTAGCCGCACCCAAGTTTCATGGCATGACCCGCCTGGGTCATGTCATGGCACGTGGGAAAGGTTCTCACGACATAGGAAAGGCACGCATGGAAGCTAAATTAGACTGGCGATTCGACCTGATTCGGTCGCTATGGGGCAAGGGCAAAGTTTCCCTACCCAACCGCAGGTTGCTTATGAAGCAACTCGCACATGACATGAACGCTGCAAAGCAGCAGAAAGGTAGCTATGGAAAAGGGTAGTTTGTTCACAGTCGCAGACTCGGCTGGCAAGGCACGATATGAGGGCAGTTCTCTACGAGTTGCTGTCGAAACATGGAAGATAGGCGCTGTACTTCATGACGCCTCCATGATGGACGTACATGGCAACGTACAAACGGACATGGACTGTGGTGGTGGAATTACGCTGGACTTTGCTGACGTATTTGGCGATGAGCGCCTTATGGACAGTTCATGTGGGCGTATATCCTGCGACGACTGTAACCCTATGGACGCTGACATGCCATACAACCACCCCGAAGATTTATGTGAGGGCTGCGACGTCATGTTCAAGCACCACATGACATCTGACGGACATGCGTTCAGTGGCACGATGAACTACAACTTCGGCAAGTAGAAAAGCCGAATACACACCTCCCCCTTTTCTCTCTCTGAACAAAGTGAAGAGAGATAAAAGGTGGAGGGGTGGTCAACCAAATTGCAAACGATTTTCAGGAAAGGAAATCACGACATGAAAACACAGGTATACACCATGAAGCAGGTCAAGGAAGCCCCCGTAGGGTCTGATCTCGAACTGCTCGAACCCGGCAACGCTGGCGAGCTCACAGATGAGCAAGCTGACTGGGTTCGTAGGCACTTGAAGCGAAGCTTGACGCTCGCTAAGTGGTGGGGATTTAGCAAGAAGCCCCGTAGGGCTAAGCTTGCGATCATGAGGGTAGCCGCAGACGGCGACCCGGACGACGTGGCAATCAATCAACAGCTAGTGAAAGGCTCGTAACATGCCCGGTACGATACACGTATTCGCCTTCGTAAAAGGCGACGAGACGCTCCGTATGGCATACACCTCTGAGGGTGTCATGAACAAAGACCCTATGGCTCCTATATATGATGGCTGGGAGTACGAAACCGAGTTCGAAATACCTGTGGTGGACATAACGTATGACGAAGTGAAAGCCCTCTGGGACAAACAACCTAAGGCGAAGCCTGTCAACTGCTTCTCACCTGTAAACGAGCCATGTGACTGTGGCTCCACATGTAAAGGGTACGGTACATAAATGTCAGAACTACGAAGCGAGCTTCGCATGGTCTACATAAGCATCATGGTGCTGCTCATCATGAGTGCTGTCTTCTCGATCTCAATCATCTACGCTATAGGGAAGGCGTGCACATGAAACATTGAACTAAGGGTAAGGGTGTCAGCCCCTACATACGCTCAAGTAATGCGTAGGCTGACCCTCACCCACAGGGGCACAAGCTTCCCTTTCCGGCTTGTGTCCCTCTGGGTGGGAGATTCTCACATGAAAACGGGTACGACATATGGGTAAGGGCACTTACATAACAGGAAGGAACGTACATGGAAAAGTTTCTGGTCAGCGATACGATCACGGAGTGGCGTAGCTATCACGTCATGGCAAACTCAGAGAAGGAAGCTATGAAGCTAGTCGAAGAATTTGCTACGGACAAACCTACTGATGACATACACCCGGACATATCGTTCGTGGACAGGGGTATCACGGACAGAGATCAGCAAATTGAAGTTGACCGCTAACCCAACCCTCCCCCTTTTCTCCTCTTGAACAAAGTGAAAGAGGATAAAAGGAGGAGGGGTGGAGTACCCCAAATTTTTTGGTTCTCAAAGCCCATTAGCATCGTGAAAGGATACGACATGGCAACACGGAGTGAACAGCGACTGATTCTCGGACAGGTACTGGGTGTACCTACGAAGGGTGTCGCACGACATGAGTTGCAAGCGCAGCTTGAAGCTAGCCCCAACGCAGAGGCGTTGCAGGCAGTGGTGAAAAAAATCTCACGTAAGGTCAACGGCTTCAAAGGCAAGCCTGTGACACGTGTGAACAAAGCAATCGAAGCGGTTGCTAAGCAGGCAGCAGCAGAGGCTGCCGCATAGGTTGAGGGTGTATGACATACTCATACATCGGAACGCTGCGACGTGGCTCACATATACGCCAAGATTGGTAGTACGAGAGAGCGTCGCCGTTCCACATGTAGCTGCAAGCGCAGCAGGTACTCGAATGGTTTACCAGTTCAGCGAGAGTGCCGTTTGTAGCTACATGTGGAGCGTGTCGTGTGCATAACGACAGGTTGGCAGAGGAACCACCCGTAGGGGGTACAGAATCAAGCAGGTAAATAAGCGCAGCCGCAGTCATGTAGTGCTGCACTTGATTCCCCTAAGGGTGTGGGGACGCCGTGATTCAGTCCTGCGTGCCGACACATCGGCTCCATAGTCCCTCCCGTAGCTGTCCGGCTACGGGAGAGGGCGCAATACATATATCCGGACATGAAAAGGAAGGGATTTATCACAAATCTAAACCCATTGGTCATGAACAGGTCGCATCTTCACTCTCAAGGTGGGCGTGCTGGAAAAGCTAGGGCATCAGCATATGCGCTGAGGCATCTAGTCGCACACGTCAAGGGCAACAACCTCAAAGATGATGTTGTGTGCAAGCTAACCGTGCCTGACTCCACAGCAGCGAATGACGACATGTATGAGATTGACCTAACAGTCTCTGATGTGATCATCATGTTAGGCATGCGTGGGCTTCAGAACGAGTTGACATACGCAATCACCGAACTACGGGATCGTGTAGCACGTAACGACATAGACCAAGACGACATGAGGCGAGATTTACAGGCTCTCCAATTACAGGTAGACAGGGCGTTTAGCCCAGAGAGAACAGTCTCACCTATTGTGGCTGTACTAGACAAGGAATCAGGGCTACCTAAGTAGCCAGAAAGGATATGTTTGTGGGTATCACAGACAGGGACTTCAAGTCCAAACTAGCAGGGCTTGAGAACGAAGGGCGGTTCTTCAACACGCTCGGGCAGGAAGTTGCGTGGGACTTATGTCGCACAGATGGACTGCATCGCTTACTGCTAGGTGGCACAGGGTGGGGCAAGACCTTCGTAGTGCAGACGGTTATGAAGATTCTCGGCAAGCCATTCGTTGCGGTGAACGCTCACCCAGGCATGGACATACGAGACTTGGTTGGTCAATGGCGACCTGAGGCTCTTGAGTCCGGGGGCGTGACGATCAAGTGGCAAGATGGAACTTTTACTGAGGCTGTACGAGAGGGCAAGACCTTCATGTTGGAGGAAGCCACACGTGCACCGCAGGAGTTCATGTCCCGTATGTACGGTGTCATGGATTCAGCCGGGGCTTACTGGTCGCTGCCTGAGAATGGCGAAACGGCTGTGCCTATCGGTGATGAGTTCTCGGTGGTGGCTACGGCTAACCCACCCGGCAACGGCTACCTTAGCCAGAACTTAGACAAGGCTTTCCTTCGCAGGTTCAAGTGGATACGTACCATCGATGAGCCGTTGGCAGATGAGGAAAAGGCTCTTGCTTATGTACTCGGTGACGGCACTGAGGAGCAGAAAGACAGAGCCAAGCGGTTCTACACATGGGTAGACGATGCCCGTGAAGCAGCAGATACGAACATCAACACTGGTGACTTGACTGCTGCTGCGGAAATGACAATGCGTGGGTTCACACCTATGCAGGCGCTTGAGTACACCATCACACCTAAGTATGCGAACGCTTCGGCTTTGCTAACTGGAGGTCGTGCCCACTTCGGGACTCCGGCATCGAACAAGGTAATCGTTGGCAACTCGGCTATGTTTCCCAACAATTCAGCTAGTGCTCCGGCACCGGCACCGAAACCTGAGCCTAAGTCAGGTGCGTCGGACATAGCATCGACAATCGCAAGTATGTCAACAGAAGACATACTCAAGGCAATCAGCGGTATCAAACCCGCAGGATAAGAGGGCGCATGAGTAGACCAGCTAAGGCACGCAAGAGCAGGGCACGGAAGAACCGTGGTTGTATGTTGTGTCAATTCGAGAAGCGTATGAGGGTAGAAAAGCCCAAGTACAGAAAGGTAGTGGAACGATATGCCGCGCAAGCGTAAGAGCAGAGACACCCGGTTCTCGGACTACGGTTCGTTCTTCGGTATGTTATCTGGCGGAGGCAGGGCTAAGATCAAGCGTGACGACACACGTGACGCTAGTGACATAGCAGCAGGGCGTGACATGGAAGGGGATAGGTCAGATGACTTTGACACCCCTGCATATGCTGAGCGTCAGGCACAGGTGTTCCTGCCTAAGCAGTCAAGCTTTGAAGCCAAGCTGCTTGGTGCAGGGCGAGCAAAGTTCAGTCCACTTGGGGCTACGGATATCCTCAAAGATGTTGCTGGCTCTGACGTAGCTAGCATATGGGACTCGTTTGAAAATGCTAGGACTGCACACAAGGCTACTGAGCATTACCACAACGACAAGATTATGAAGGAGTTCTACGGGGCGGTGGGAAACAGACCCGACCCTATGAGCATGAGCGCAGAGCAAGCTATAACTGGCAGCAACCTGCGAACAGAAATCTTGCGTATGGCAGTAGATGTACCGTCGCCCGGTGCACACCATGTCATAAAGAAAATGCGACAGAAGTTCGACAGTCAAGTGCATGCAGCTATGGCTTCAGATGATCAGGAGGAATTGATCAAGCTGTCGGCTGAGATCGCTGACTACTTGGACATGGAGCGACCTGAGAACTACCGCAAGCCTCCCGGCAAGCAGCCGATAGATGCTGGTGACATCTTAGAGAAGGTCAAAGCGAAAGACGCTGCCAAGCGTGAGGAAATCAAGGACGCTAAGGCAACCGGCGACGAAGTGCAAGACGGTAATACAGGTAAGTATTCACCCGGTGGCAAGGACGCTGTGAAGGTTATGGGCAGGAAGCATGAGTTCTCAAGCGTTGAGCATGTTGACTCTGAGCCTATCCAACTCGGCAGCGCAGTGAACATAGTCTTAGATGAGACACGTGGCTTACGAGATAAGCAGAAAGATAGGTTCAAAGGCGCTCCCGGTCGTGACATATGGCGACTAGGTATGATGGGTGATACCGCTGTGTTTGAGGAGAACAAGAAGACCCGTGGCAAAGTAGCCATCATGGTAGACATGAGCGGGTCGATGGGTTGTCCTTGTGCAAGCTGTGATGAGCGTCGTGGTCGGGGCTGGCGCAGCGAGTTTGGGTCATACCGAAACGCTGCTTGGTTAGCATGGCAGTGTGCTGGTGCAATCATGAAAGCGTTCCCTGAGTCAGATGTGTATTCGTACTCATCAGGCAGGGGTAGCTACTGTGCTGCATCAATCCTAACCAACGCAACAGGACAACAGCCTACCCACGCTTCAGTAGGGCGGTACATGGGAGGCAGCACTCCGACATGTACCGGTGCTTTGTTCTTGAAGAACGTGATTACATCAGACATTGGTGCATCAGCAGCCGTGCTTATCACTGACGGATACCCAAACATGAACGACTGCACAGCAGCGGTGAACAAGGGGTTCATAAGGGACGGTCTGAGGTTTGCTTCGGTTCTAATCGGTCACGACCTGCGAAACATGGACTCTATCTTCCCCTCTGAGAGCAGTGTCCAGATCAACGATGAAGAAAGTCTGCCTAATTTAGTGCAGACTATGAGGTTTTTGAGTGAGGTACGACAGTAACATAATATATGCGTAAGCATAGAAAGAGCAAGCATGGAAAACACCGAAAAAAATAACGAGCAGCAACCTGATGAGCCGTTCGATCTCTCGTTCCTAGAGGAGAGTCTGAAAGATATCCCAGAGTCTCCCTTAGAGGAGGCTGTAAATGCGGGTAGCTTTGGAGGTACTAAGTTTGGGGCAATAGAGATTGACCCTAACCGTCCTCTGGAGGAACAGATTGAACTAGCAGCAGAGGCTGCACGTGAAGCAGGGCTGCCTGACGATGTGGTTGAGAAGCTAAAGGAAGCTATCTTCCACAAGATAGGGGCAGCAACCGGGTTAGTAAATACAGCGTTGAACTTTGCTAAGAGCGCAGCGTTCGCCACTATGATGTCAGGGTCTGAGGAATACACACAGGCACTAGCAATCATAGGGCATGAGTATCATAGGAAGATCAACAGCATGTTCGGTACTGCTGATTGGATTCAAGTACCTATATGCCAGTGTGAGCTAACCAACCAACCTGATGTAAGCCACCAGCACTCTGCGATCACTCCACCGGGGGCACCAGCAGACTACGACGAGAAGCGCAAGGAGTTTGTTCGTATTACAAAGCAGTTCCAGCGTGAGTGTGCTGCATTATCTACGTTAGTGTTTGGTATTGGTATTGGAGGTTCTCAATTTGACAACCGAAGCGAAGACTAAGGCGTGTGTGCACCACTTCATGATACCTGAGCCGGAAGGAGTCAACGAAGTAGTAGGTGTGTGTAAGAAATGTGGTGCAGAGCGGGTACATGAACTTGTAACCCCGTTCAACGTATTCAATAGCTGGCGTGGTGACCCTAAGAAGTCAGCAGCAGCCAAAGCAAAGCGTGAAGCTGAAAAGCAGAAAGGTTCGAATGGCACAGACAGGAAACATTCTCGCAGTGGCAACTAACTGCGGGACTATGGACGATGAGTCCTTAGGGTTACTGTTGCAAGCACTCAAAGAGGGTGCATCAGACTACCGGGGTGCGGTAGCTGCGGTTAGCTATGAGATACATAAGCGACTGCTAAAAACAAAGGGCACTCGACTGCCTCACTCAACACTGGACATCAAGAGAGCGGGCTCACCTACCTATGACGTAGGCAAGGTAAAGGCGCTCACTGAACTGCTGTCCGAACGTGATGCGTCAGAGTTAGTAGTCGAGAAGCACGTACCAGCAAGTAGTAAAACTGTGGTGTCAGGTAGCAAGGCAAACAACTTACTAAAAGCGTATGGTGTTGAGTCCGAAGTAGGGAAAGCGATCATCGCTGCCCGTATGCCGGAGTCCACATCGTTTACGATTACGGAGAGGACATAATGCCAAGCTGGTTTATTGACAAGAAGCAGATATGCCCTAGCTGCATGACTGCAATCAGGGCATATTGCTCAACGTGTTACAACGAAGGCAAGTCTGCTGCTGAAACTTACGCACAGTTTGTGTGGAAAAAGTCAGGCGAAGACGGCGAGCCGGTCATGGTAGACATAATGAGCATGGTAATGGGAAACAATCAGCCTAAGGTCAGGGTTTCTGACGATGGTCTAAGCGCTGAATTCCTCAACAGTGATGGCGATGTTGTCATGACTGCAACTAATACAGCTACGCAAGTAGCAGGGGAGCAAGAAAAAGATGAGTCACTCGGATAGATTCCCACATGATGTGAAAAGCATCAACGGACAGAGGGAAACATTCAAGACTGTAGTGGTCACAGTGGACAAGGTGTTCACGAACTTTGGTACAGGGTACTCGTTCGTAGAGGACACCACGATAGACGATCAAGGGCGCAAGCCTATCTGGAACATGCAAGGTGCTTACGTCAACGGCAAGCGTGAAGACTACGCCGGTGTAGTGTTTGAGTCCGGTGACCGTATTGAAGTAGACCTGTCATTGAACCCGGGTCGTGGAAGTAAAATCTTCTATGACATAAAGCGGGCAGCTAAGGTTAGCGAAGGTACAGAGGTCACTAAGTACAAAGCCCCGCCACCACCAGTACAAGCTACACCTATAGATGTACGCATCAGCAAGGGTATGGCGTTCAACAACTTGACCACCATGCTTGCAAGTCCCGAGTCAGCGCAGGCATTTAGTGGCAAGGCACTGGCAGCAGCATGGGACATGTGGCACAAGGCACTTGAAGATACGATGGCTGGTAAGACACCGTTCATGAGAGAGGCT